TTCTAAAACATCGTCAGGTAAAATGTCTGCTAAGTTATCAAAATGATTTTCTGTTCCAGGTATATTAATAGCACCTGGTTCAAAGTCGATTGTTGCACCACCATCTTCTTCTGGTACAACTTCTACAGGTCCTTTTGGATCTTGTTCTTCTTCCTGAACGGCTACTTCTTGCAACTCTTCATCTGAAGGTATCTCAAGTTTAGTACGAGTGTTCGGGAGTCCTTTTTCTATTTCTGCCATTTATTACTCCTATATGTTCTTAACACGTTTTAATATGCCTGGCAACCCATGAGGTGTGGGTCCAGATTCTGGTGGTGGTCCTGACTTATCACCACCCGATAAGCCACCATCTGCTGCCATAAAAGGATCACTAAGATCAAAAGGTGTTTTTCTTTGTTCTTGTCTTTTTAAATCCTCTTCGGCAAGTTTTTGTTCTAGTGCTCTGCTTTCAGATACATTTCTATTAAACATATCCAAATCAAAAAAACCTCCCTCTTCTACTTGTGGGTTAGGTCTTATAAAAGGTTGTCGTGCTTTATTAAAACGATTTATTGCTTGTGATGTTTTAATACCTGGTCTCAATTCATTTGGATCTCTAGGGAGACCTTGTTTATTTAATGTGCTTAAATATGTATCAAACGCTGTTTGTAATTTATCACCCTGTCCATATGTAGGCATTTGTTCTTTTAATCTATCTTGTCTGCTTTTTCCACCAAGTCCATATGTTAACGTGTTTACAATTTCTTCCGTTGGTTTACCTTGCGCATAGTCAAACAAACCAATTGGTATAGCAATACCTATCTCTGCTGCTATTGCAGCAGGGCCTAATACTCCTTTGATCACGCCTCCTGCACCACGAACCGCTTTTCTAAAATTTAATAATTTAGATTGTGCGGCGCTATCTCCAGCTTGTGCGGCTTTAGATATTTGATTTAAAGATTTTTCATAAGCTTTAGGATTCATACAATTAATACCCTCTGACAGTTGACATTTAATACCTAGTTTTTTCATAAAAGGCACAAGACCTTTTACGTTATTAACTTTAGTAAAAGTTTGTTGTGTGTTTACACCAGCTGCTTCAAATAATTTTGGATTATTTTTTGCGTAACTTTTAAAATTTTTATTTAATGCACTTAAATTTTCCAAAGACTTTCCTATTTCATTTTTTATATTTAATTTTTGAAATTCTTTCACACCATATTTAAAATTAGTTGCATCATCACTAATTTTACCAATATTAAGTTTTAAATCTCTTGCTATTTTTTCTACAGCTTTCTTTTTCTTTAAATCATTACCTTGCACAGCTTTTTCATATTGCAAGGATAGTGTATCTTTAAAACCATTATTAAGATCAGCGTCTAAAACATTTACTCTAGTTAATTGATCTGTTGTTGCATTAAATAATTTATTTAAACTAGATTTAGATAAGGGATGATCAAGTTCAAAGTTTATACCTGGAAATCTTTCATTGATAGCTTTTTTTAATTGTCTATACTCATTTAAATTTTTTTTAATAGCTAAATATTTTTTAGGATTGTAATTAGGGTTTTTATTTTTAGTGCCTTTTGTAAATTCTCTACCAAAAGCGTCATAAAATATTTCATCTATCTTATTTCTTTCATACTTAATTAATTTTGATTTCCATAATTTATTTAAAGCGTTATCTGAAATACTTGCATCATCTGGTATCCATCTTAATTTAGCGCTAATATTTTTTTTTCCAGAAAGAATCGTTCTTTTTGTATAAATATTTGTTTGTAAAAGATTTGCTTGTCTTTTAAGCTCATTCATAGAAATATTATTATTTTTTGCAAATTTTTTAGGATCAAAAAATTTTTTTTCGTTTGTAGCATTTAATAATTTAATTTGAATGTCGGCTTCTTTTAAAGTTCTTGGAGTTCTTCCTATTTCTCTAGCTTCTGTTTCAGTAGGCATACGACCATTTTCAACAATAAAATTTTTAAATTTTGTAACTCTTCTTTTTAAATTACTTAAGTCATCTTTACCTAAATTTTTAAATTTTTTTTTATATTTTTTTTTAGAAATTTTATTTAAAGTTTCTTCGCCAAATTCTTCTATATAAGAATTTATAGAATCTTGTTTCCTCTTAATATTAGCTGTATCAGAATTATCCTTTTTTTTAGCATACCCAGGTCTAGATCCATCAGCACTTGGTTGCACTAACATACCACCACCTGCTTTTGGATTACGTATATTAAACTCGTTAAATAATTCTATTTCTTTGACTGATTGTTTAGGTTCAGGTCTGTTTATTTTATCAGCAGTTGTAACTTCATCTTCATCGAAGAGATCTTGAAGTTCTTCGACTCGTTTTAGAATATCCATTCTATTCTCCTAACATACGAGCAATACCGCCTGATGCAAATTCTTCTGGACCTTCAGGACCAGGTCCGTATTTAGTTTCTAAGTATTCGGCTTGTTCTAATTGATCTTCGTTCAAAGTTCTTGTTTGATCTTTTTTCTTTTTAGATTCTACAAATTCTTTAAGTGTTGGTTTTTTATCACCTCTTGCAATTTGTTTTAATTTACTTGTGTCTGACATTAACTCATCAACATTACTAGCTAAATTTTCTCCGTCAAACTCTATTTCATAATCATCTGGTCCTGTTCTAACACCTCTTGGTTCTGCCTCTACTGCGTAGAACTCGTCGGCTGGTTTACCCTTGGTAGTTTCATCAGCGATTCCTGGTTTGAAAACTAACTCTACAGGTTGCTCACCCATGTTGTTAGGTGAATCATAAGACACTCTGATTTGACCATCATCTAAATTTCTATAAACTGTAACGTCGTCCATATCATCTATTTTAAGACTGTGAACAACTTGACGATCTTGAACAGATAATTTTTTAGTTACATCATCACCTTCAAGAATTACTTTGTTAACTAGATTATCAAACCATTCTGGTTTACCAGGAACTGGTGGAGTTTTTATAATTTCTTTTGTAACTTGTTTACCCGCACCTTTACCAAATAGTTTTAGTAATCCTGTCTTAGCAGCACCGATACCGGCTCCTGCGCTACCCATGAGAGCTAAGAAAGCTCTTCGTGACATACCAGCTTTCAAACCAACACGACCGCCTGTTGCTAAGTCTTCATCCATTGCATCATCTATTTTATTTCTAAAATCTTCTTCTGTGCCTTTAAACTTTCCTTCTCTAACTGCCTTGTTATATGCATTTTTAATTTCTTGATCTAAAGTAGAAGATGCTTCATCTAAAGTAATATCTGTTTCTTTAGGTTTTATATTTCTTTCAAAAATAAAATCTTCAGTATCGTCTAAAATTTTCTTTGCTTCTTGTTTAGATAAATTTTTATATTCACCCTCACGTTTAATAATTTTGTTTGCTTCTCTCATAGCATCGATTGGTTCCATCTTTTTCATGCTATCAATTGTATAATTTATGAATCTAGGGTTTGTTGCTTCTGACTCCATCTTTGCTATTTCTTCTTTGAAAGGTTTACCGAAATCACGTTTGATAACATTTTTACCCATCATAGTGTCCATGATACCTTTAAATCTAGGATCACCTTGAGAAACAACTTTAGGTTTGTTTAATTGGTTAATTATATTTTCAACTTGATTTACACTTGTGATTGAGTTTGGATCCACACCGTTTCGCATTAGTCTTTCTGCAGTGATACTTGTATTTAAATCTACGAAGTCTTTTTTAGGTAAAGTGATCATAACACCACCTTGTTTACCTTGTTCCTTGAGACGAGTTTGTATTACCCATCTTCTAATTAGATTTATTCCTTTAAGAACTGACATTATTTTTTCTTAATGCTTTCGTATGGTTTTTTAGTAAAAATTTTAAAACCTCTCTTAACTGCTTTATCATCTAAAGGTTTATTTTTATATTCATCCACTAGATCTTTAAATTGTCTTTTTGCTTCTTTCATTTCTTTGGTCGGTGCTTTTACAACCATTTTAGGATCTCTTAGCATTTTACTTACAGGATCTTTTTTTAATTTTTTTGCACCACTTTTTACTAAAGCTTTTATTATCTTGGGAGCTGACCCAGCGAAAAATTTTTTTCTCATTAATAATAACTCCGTTTCTGTTTGTCGACTTGCTCGTCAACATAATCTTCAGGATGCGTAATCAGACCACCCTGTCTAAAACGCATGATGGCTTGTGTTGTACTGTCTACCAGGTCATCATGATCGCCATATGGGAAGGCTGCGCATTCTTCCATGACGTCATCCGCAAACTTCTGTTCCGGACACCATATCATACCAGATTCAAATAAAGGTGCAACAGCATTTACACGGGCGTGCTTATCGTTGCCTTTTGACGGTGTGAAGTTTACTACAGGTATATCCATGTTCCGTAATTCGTATGTAAGTGGCAAACCACTTGCTTTTGCCTCAACAATAACAGATTCTGGTTGCCAGTATTTATATTGATCTAACGCTAAACGTCTAAGTTCTGGAAACTCGTATCTACCTTTTACAGCATCTAATAACATCAGATTAGCGGGTTGATCTTCATCAGGATAGAATACAA